TGTGTGTCAAAGCCACCCATGAGTGCTTCAACGCCACGACCTGTAACGATAGAACCAGACTGCTGACCAAGACGGCCTTCTGGATAACGTGATCCAGTGCGCATTTCCTGATCAAGAATTTCGTTTTCTTGGAAGATGTTTGGTGGAAGGTTAAGATCCACACGACGAATCTGTTGTGGGTTGGCGGAGCGGATAGTCGCGTCTGGGCCAATCTCAAGTACGTTAACATCTGAAGGCAAAGCAAACGGTGCTTGAACTGCTTTTTGCGCTGCTTCAAGTGTAAGCGAAGCAAAGCGTGAGCGAGCAACCTGTACCCACATAATGTCATCGAACTGACCGCGTTGATGCTCATCTGAGTCAACGCCTGGGCGTAACGCAATGGCTACAGGAATTTCGCCTAGTTCATTTTCAACGCGTGAGAGAACAAAGTTGTTACGCTCTGGCAAAAAAAGAACCATCTGGTCTTTATCTTGATAGCGATACATTTCAAGGATGCGCTCTGAGTTACGGTTCTCATACTGACCACGAATAACATTCTCGTGCTCAGGAAAGTCGTTGATCAATTCACGGATGGTTTTGACATAACGCTTTGAGTATGAGACAAGGCGTGAGAATCTGTCAAACTCTGGGTAGGCACCGATAGGTGAATCGATGCGGATCATTGGGCGATTGTTCTCGTAATCTGGCTCAATGAGGAATGGCAACCAGCCAAAGGTGAGGTAGCGATCTGCACCTGTGTACATCATGGTCTGAAGGTTGGCAGTGTCGCGGTAACCAGCGGCGATCATGGTGCGCTTGTCTGAACGCTCACGGGCACGATCTGAGGTGGTCTTGGTTGTCATGCAGTTAAAAGCAGGAAGCGGAGCGATAACTTCAGCAACGTCGCGTGCAGCAACGTCAATGAAGTTGGCGATCATTGGCTTTGGGTAATCCTCTGAGAACATGCCAGGGAATACCTGATCGATCTTGCCTTGGCGGATAGCCAATAGATCGTCATAACGTGAGTCACGTGCGAAGTAGTGCGCACGTAATTTACGGAGTTTATCCGAAATTACATCAATCTCTAGCACTATAAGTAACCCCCGTTAGCTGCCATTTTTTCTTTTTCGCGTTGATAGTCTTCGATGTTAATAACCCGCCGACGCGCGACTTGGTCACGAGTCTGGAACGGATTTTTAATAAAGGAGCCACCATATGCTCCAGCTTGGTTGATATAGTCACGCATCTGAGTCTCTGCAAACCAGAGAGCCATGCAACCATCTTGTTTATTTTTAGTGCCAGCGGACCAAGTTATGAGCTGCTCTATGAGCGACTTTACGCCTTCATTGTCTGACCGTGGCAAATCTATAAGGTTGCTTCCCTTGACGTGATTGCCAAGTTTGTCAACCATTCCAAAGAGCGGAGCCATTGAGGCTACGCCAAACTCTGCATCCATCTTGTTGGCACCTGTGTAGTGCTGAACAAGGCGAATACCGCGAGATGCAAGGAAACGGTTAATCTCTTCATCTTGGGTGAGGAACAACTGAAAAGCGTTCTTCTCAATAACCCAGACTGATGGCTTGTACTTCTCAGTCCACTCAAAGATCAACTCACGAATACGTTGTGGTGTTGGAGCAGGCATACGGCTTGCTTCCAAGATATAGCGCTTTTGGGTTGTCTTGTCACCAGCATAGGCAATTGAGAATGTATCGCCTGACATGGCTGGGTCCATCGAGCAGATGGTGTACGAACCGCCGTTAAGAGTTTGTGGGTGACCAGGTGCCCCAGCGATCAAAGGACCGATAGCACGCATACCTGATACAGAACCGCGAACAGCCTCTGGACTAAAGACAGCCTCGCTGTCCACATCCTGCTGCTGATAAACCATCGCCCAAGTCTTTGGGTCAAGCACACCGCGACGCTTACGAAGGTTAGGACCGTCCCAGCGTGGATATAAACCATCTTCGCCTATGTTCGCATCATCTCCAAGCCAAGGCTTGTCAGAGCGTGGCCAGAGGGTCTTCCAATCCTTTGGGTCATCTGCAAACTCGAGAACCGCTGGCATAGCCAGATATGTCCAAGGCGATACGCCATCTGGATAACGATCTGGGTTGCGCATCTCACGATATAGGTCAACTGGGTCTACACGAGTACCCACGACCAAAATCTTGCCTGTTGGACCGACACGGGTCAAAACTTCCTGTTGGATCCAACGGATCTGCTTTTCGTATTCATTGGCGTTAGCCAAGGTGACGCAGTCATCAAGAACGATCAAGTCAGCACGGGCACCGTAGATCTGACCGCCAATACCTAGCGCCTGTAGCGTAGGGTCTTTTTCGCCCGAATCGCGTTCAAGGTAGATAGCGTCCTGGGTCCATTTATCAGCCGCTTCCTTATAGCCATCAGCGGGCGCATAACGGCGTTGTAGTTCGGCATATGCTGGTTGAGTCAAACGCTGCTTGACAGCGTAAAGAAAGTCCTTAGCCATAGTCAAGGTCTTTGAGACGATTTTGATACGGATATTTGGGTCAGTACAGATCCGATAGGTAATGTAGTCAATTGAGACTGTCATCGACTTGGCATGCTCAGGTGGCATGTTCACGAGGACGTAATTTGGAAAGCCCTCTTCGTATTTCATGCTCGGATGGAGAAAGGCTGGCTTACCCTCTTCGAGCATCGAGATAATGTTGCGCTGATGGTCAAAGGTCTTGGAGTTGAGGAACTTAGCCCGAAATTCCTCAAAGGTGATCCCCGCATCCTCTTCGGAAATGACACCATCTCTGCGCTGGACAGCGCGAGCTAGATCAATCGCCTCTTTAAATTGCGCGTCAGAGGCGCGATAGTACTCATAGGACTTAATAGACTTTCCCGTAGCGCGGACGCTGTCCGCGATGGAAAATCCTTTTGTGACCATTTCAACAATTGTCTGCTTGGCCTGACTGGCCGAGATGGTCGAGTCAGGCGCGATTTTGTATTTGTTAGCCGATGGCTTAGCCATACAATACACCCGCCTTTAAACCTGTGGTTGATACAGCACCGCAAAGCGGGGCCTGTGGTAATCCCTATGGAAATATCCTATGGGTGGCGCGGTGCGCCGCCGATGGCAATAATAACCGCCGCGGCGAAGCCTCGGCATATGTGTAATAATACATAAGGGCGGTGGAACCGCCTGCATATGAGGGTTAGGTTAATTAAACCCTCTATATATACTAAGGTGGGAAATTTAGTGTTTGTCCCGCTTTAAATCATGTGAGTTATGTCACATTGCATAAAGTCAGTATTTTATACTGGTTTGGGCGCAAAAATAATTTTAGGCAATCTCATATAGTGAGACTATATTTAGAAAAAATCATTGGGTTGATAGTTAAACACTTAGTAGCCTAGTTTTAAAAGTCCCCGAGTCGATGACCAATAAGCTGCAAGATTTTCTTTTTTATTCTGCCATAGGGCAATTAACCGCGAATGATCGCCGAAGTTTCATCGTATTTTGCGGCCATATGATTATCGTTTATCGCTAAATGATCTATATATGATGGCTATTGATGGTGATTGATGGGTGCTTGATGGTGGGTGAGGATACTGTCTATCTGGCAATATCTGGCAATATTGGGGGGCGATATGCGGCTATCATCTGGCCATGATCTGCCATGATTGGGGGCATGATGGGCAGCCAATGGGCAGAAGATCGACCATGGCGGCAAGAATGCAGCTCTCAAGCGGCTAGACAATAACCTAAAAAATGTCTAAATAATTATAACAAAAGAGTTATAAAATTATGGCGCAATATGGCCCGATAGATTCGACATTCTGCTATTTAGTCGCAATACTGGGACAGTGAGCAGCCGCTCACTCATACGATTAGATAGGATAATCCATGAACACAACTAAACTCAGCTTGCGCGATATAGCTAATGCTATTGAGCAAGATTGGAAGAATGTCTCGCCATATGCTCGACCATATCTCGACGCAATGAAAGAGCTAAATAGCGCATCGGATAGCTATTTTGCCGACAGCGGTTCTAGCGTCGTGATGTATTTTCTCGCTAATGCTGCAAGCTATCGCGGCGAGAATGCCCGCGCTTATAAGGCACAACTCAAGGCTATGGTGAAGTAAATGGCTAAAAGAGCTAAGAGCTTTACAACACTCAGCGACGCTAACGGCGTAGTTTATGCTCAAGCAGAATTAACTCAAGCTGCCACGGATAGACTTATAAAAGAATATAAGAGAGCAGGGATTGAGCTATTCGCTAGCGGTTCGGTTGATCAGCTGCTCGAGCAGGTGGATATTCTCAACGCTTTCTTAGATGAAAGAGCGGATGCTCGCGCATTGCGTGAGTCTGGCCGATTGGTCGTGATCGCATGCTAATTTATAAGATCGAGCTACAGGGCCGCGGATTGCTGCCATATGAGTTTACTAGCAAGCAAGCGGCAGAAAATTATCTGCTCGCTAGCTTTAATCCATACCGTTATCGTATCCATCGCATGAGAAAGGCTGCTGCATAATGTCTCACTCTCCGACATATTATCGAATAAGGTCAGCTGTACGCTTTATCTTCTGGTCAGCTTTCGGGATGGCCTTTTATTTCGCTGTATGCTTTATCCTAGTTAATCGGTAGATGCTTTCTGTCGCTCATAGGCCTAGCCTATGGGCGGCGGTGAGTAGCTAATTCGAGCTATTCAGCCATAGATAGGACATGACATGGATATAAAAGAGCTAACGTGCGCTGAGCGCATAGCAGACAGCCTAAAGAATACGGAAGAAAGTCTAGGCGCAATCTACGACGCAATCGAAGGTAAAGTTGATCAAGAGAGCGAGGAGAGCGAAACTAGCCAGATGGATGCTGCGTACAGCGAGCTGTATGAGTACGCGCTAGGCATTGACTCAAGCAAGCATACTGTGATCACACTCTCATGGGGTGGCCCTGCTAGCTATCTCGAGGTAATTCATCGCGGGACAGATATTCACACTCTCACTTATCGGTTCTCGGATTGGTTCGATACGGCCACCGAATTGATTACAGATGAAGAGAGCGCGGTTTATCGCTACGCGCAAGAGATGATTAACATTCAAGAGGGAGAATACTAAGATGGATACAGCTACAGCACCTGCACCCGAATATCTCATCGATCTAACTAACTCTTGCCAGTGTCGCATATGCGACGCGTGTTCGGTGGGTACAGAAGATGCGACCTGTCAAGAGTGTGGGCAGGATACGCGAGAGTGTACCTATTGCGACGGCCAGTGCTATGAATATAAACTCGATTATCTTGAAGAGCTAGTCGAGGATTATGCCGCTTTCAATAAATGCGAGCATTTACGCATCGAGGGGCGGCGCATGACATGGCAATACTTAAGCGGCTGCGCGATTATCAAGGCCAATAGTAAGGCCTTACTAGATTCTCTTACTTTTAGCGGCGATTGGTCGCTAGAGTTTAAATATGATGATGAAACTAACGAGTTTACAGTTACTAGATGGTCGCATGATGAACCTACAGGGGCGAGCTTTATTATCTCGCCAGATAAGGGAGAAGATGAAGAATGAGCGACTCAATTTCATGGCAAGAGCTAGCAGATCTAACTCACGCGACAGCGGTTCAGCGGTTTAACTGGTGCGCATGTGAAGATCTAGAAGATAAGCAAGAGCTGCCGTATGCTGATTGCGAGGGGGCTAAGGTATGAGCGCACGCTGCCGCCATCTCTGGCGATACATAGACGCTTTCTCGGCATGGTGCCCGAAATGCGACGCGGAGAAGTATCACGGGGAGATAATTTACAGCCCCGACAGTGAATAAATAGACAGCAAGAGACACGGCGCGGGGGTTGACACTCTCGCGCCCTTTCTGTATTTTAGGGCTACTTACTGGCGAACCTCGTCGGCATGAAACGTAAAAAAAGGATAGGTAAATCATGACTAATGAAGAAATAGCTAAACAATTCGCTGATCATATGAACCGCGTAATTGAGGGTATAACTGGCCCCCTACGGCCTAACAACGGCGTAGTGAACACAAAAATTGAACCTGAGGTAACTGTCGACTTTATCAAAGAGCAGGCCTTCAGCCAGGGCTACGATAGGGCCATAAAAGATGTGATGGAAATTATTAACAAGCAGCAAACGATTAACGATACACTCGGGCGCATCGGTGGCGAAGATCTACACATCATCCGCACCAAGATCAAGGAGATGTACATTTAATGCCACTACAGCCCGACGCTAAGCCATCATGTGCCAATCCTGAATATGACCCTGAGTGGTGGTACCCAGAACATACTACCCGTGGTGGGTCGCCGTCACCCGCTGCCAGAGCTGCGCAAGAACGCACCATCGAGAACGCCGTTCTAGCTATGAAGATATGCCAAGAATGTCCTCTGTTTAGGGATAACTCATGCCTTGAATATGCAATGGAAGATACGCATACAATTGACTATGGAATATACGGCGGGACACTGCCAGTTGAGCGACGTAAGTCAGTTGGCATGCTGCAAGGTGTTCATGACCGCTCAGTGATGTGGGTGCATATTAGGCAAAAAGCTACCCGAGCTGGCGTACTACCAGTAAAGGTGACAATGAGAGAAAGGCCAAAGACATCAACATTTCAATTCATCGACAGGCAACATGTCGCAAAAGATACATCGTCGGATTTTTGGGAGTAGTCGTAGCATCTCTCTGGTTGTCGAATAACCCATCAATTGCGATCAGCGATCATCTGCCATCTGCCAAGCATTTTGCTCGCGTTCTCTACGAACGCCAGGGCGGGAATGCTCACCAGTGGGGCTGTCTATTGACTCTCTGGACTATGGAAAGTCGTTGGGATTACAAGGCCGTTAATCGACGGTCGGGGTCGCGGGGAATACCGCAAGCACTTCCCGCGAGCAAGATGGCTCAATTTGGCAGAGACTATAAATATGATTATCAAACTCAAATTAGGTGGGGCTTGCGTTACATCATGACTCACTGGAATAATAACGCATGTAACGCTCTCGAACATGAAAAGAGGATAGGATGGTACTAAAATTGGATGAAGAAGCTGTGCGGACTATCCGCAGAGAATACAAGGTGGCCAAGACTACCGAAGGCCGCGGGACTACCGCAGTTAATGTAATCGATCTGGCCAAGCGTTATGGCATAAGCCAAGAGACTGTGCGCCGTATCGCTCACTACAGCATGTACAAGTGGGTGCAAGATGTATGATCATGAACTGCCACTGATTTACTTCCATGTGCTAGCTAAAGATAAGGCTAAAGTACTGCCATACTGGCTAGAGCAGAACTTGGATAACCTGAACTACCCACGCGATAAGATCATTCTTAGCTTTAGAACTAACAACAACAACGACGATACAGCAGCGATCATTGAAGAATGGATCTATGAGCAGCCTATTCGCGCTGCACAAGGCTATGAGTCTGACGCTCGTCTCTTTGAATGGCGTGCGACATGGTTTGAAAGTGATGATGTGCCAGAGCAGGTGCAACGCTTTGGCGTGCATGAATGGAACGCTGAACGCTTTGATGTGCTCGCCAAGTTACGCCAGGAAGGTATCCAAGACGCTAAGGATATGGGCGCACACTACTTTGTCTGCGATGTGGACAACTTTCTATTACCAGACACTCTACGCACGCTGGTAGAGGCTAATAGACCCGTTATTGCCCCTATTCTGCGCTATGCAGTGGCAGAAGGTGAAGAAGATCATGCTGGCTACAGCAACTATCATCACCCAGTAACAGCTACTGGCTACTTTCAGAATAGTGACAAGTACTTTGCTCTGCTTAATGGCGTAGTGCGTGGTATTAAAGAGGTTGACCTGGTTCACTGTACCTATCTGATCGATAACAAGGTGCTAGACAAGACCAGTTATTTTGATGGTACTGATGACTACGAATATGTCCGCGTGGCGCGTAACTGGCGCAAGAATAATGTGCCACAATATCTTGATAACCGCCAGATCTATGGTTATCTCACACTGCATGAAAATGTTGACGCGTGTAAGTATTGGATGGGGAAACTAACTAAATGACTTACGATATTGAAGCTGATGAATGGTATGGCACCTGTGGTGCTTGCAAGGTAGAACTATTTGCCCCGACTAAGACCATGTACGCCTTGCAATACCGCCGTCACACCAAGTCCAAAGATTGCTTAGGTGGCTACTGATGACCCACGATGAACTGCTGGCAAAGATAAATCAAATTATTGCGTTTGAAGCACCAAGACCTATTAAAGAAAACATTTGGGAAATTGGTGGTTATCTTTCAGCGCTTGCCCTTCGCGCAGTAGTGGAATTGCATAAGCCTGAATATTGGCAAAACCCAAATGTTCCAGAATGGAACGGCGCAAACTGCACCCATTGTTTAGAGGAACGGGGGGATTATATGTCACCTATTGAAGCG